ACGAAGATGCTTAAAAAACATTTCAGAAAGGGCGGCCTGCGGCCGCACAACACTTGCTCAAACCTTGGTGCGGTTTTCCTCAAAAGTTGTGGTTTGCGGACGGGCTAATTTTAAATTAGTCCGCAAACCGCAACGGTTCTTCCATCACGGTCCCGCGACGGTGCAAAGGTGGGCCCAGACCCACCTTTGTTTTCGCTAACCTGAGGGTAAGGGTGGGCCTAGCCCCACCCTTATCACACCCCTGGGGGGGTGAAAGTCATTACATAATATTTAGCAAAATATTATGCGATTAATAATCAGCCAACTCATCCATAGATGGTTCTCTATAATCGTCCCAGCCATCAACGCTTTCATCGCAACCTATATTTTTAATTGACCATCTATCTTTAGATAGCCTTTCCATATCTGGTGCGGAATTACTTAAAATTAAAATATGGGGACTGTTAAATGCTTTTGTACCTGTTTCAAACTTCGTATTGCAAATTAAACCATTTTTAATGCTTTCAATAGCACTATACGAGACATTGTTTCCCTGGTTTCTTGGAATATCAAATATGACACATCTACATTGGTCCATATCAACATTAAAAACTAAGTTTATAAGGTCAGCATATTTACCAGAGCAACAATACAAAGCTTTATGTTTAACTACCATATATTTAGCGAATGCGGACTTGCCTATATTGCCGTCTTTGTCATACCACCAATATACAGTTCGGTCGTTAGTGTCTGGAGCCGTTAGGAGTGCTTCTGCATCTTTTTGCCAAGGGTATAAATTATCAATAATTTTTACAGGCTTGGGAAAACCGTGTGTCCAATAGTTCCCATCTTTCATACAATAATCTATCAGAGCTGGTTCATTTCTTACAGCCCTAAAGCTTACTCGTGCAAAGCCGGGTTCTTTAGCTAAACCTGTAATGCGTTGTTTTCTTTTCAACGAAATGTAACCTTGTAAATGAGGGGTACCGCAATCTTCTCCGATTTCAAACCCGAAAACTGCTTTCTTACAAATTCTCTGTATAGTTTCTTTAACCTGGCACACTTCTTTTTCAGTATAGTTATTCAATACAAAGTCATACTTATAAAGAGGGTTAGGAAGCGGGGGGAATGAAACATCATTGCCATTCTCCCCGCTGGAACTACTTGGCACATCTTGGCTCATTTTATATACATCATATATATTATTTCTTTAAATGCCTAAACAAACTTCTCTAAATTCTGAATCTCATCCCCAAAATTAAAATGTTTAGGGAATATATAAAATGCCCAAGGGAAAACAAAACCGCCGCCCCAGACGGGGCGTAAAGCGCGCAAAGCGCGCAAAGCCTACAGGAGCCTTCAAAAAAAAGGTCCTTGCAGTAATTAGAACTCAGGCCGAAACAAAACAGGTGTTTCACTCGATTGTTGCAGAAAGTTTCAATTCATCACCAAACTCAACTGCTGACGCAAAGAGGTTGCTACCTAATATTAATTATGGTGTTGGTGATTATCAAAGAATTGGTGACCAGGTTAAAGCTATGTCTTTAACATTGAAAGGTGCGATTGTATATAATCCTTCAGTAGGTCAATACGGTACATATGCTAATGCTCGTTTAGGGGTTAGATTAATGATTGTACAACCCCGTCAATTTACTTTAATAGATGATGTTCAGGCGAACGCTGCTACATGGACTGCTCTTCTGTTGAAGAAAGGCGGAACAAATGTTGCATTTACTGGCTCATTAAGTGATTTATGGGCGCCCATAAATAGCGATGCAATTATAAAATACTACGATAAGGTGTTTTATATGGATGCCCCTTATCAGCAAACCGCTGTCGGTTCTGCATATATGGGAGGCTCAACAAGATTGTTTAGCAAATCTTTAAAGATAAGAAATAAGACTCTTAAATACGACGCTTCTATTAGCGGCGGTATCAATCCAACTAATTATGCTCCAGTGCTACTTATTGGTTACACTCATATGGACGGTTCTGCTCCAGACGTTGCTACTACTGCTATCCAGGTTTCCTATGATACTGTTTTTAGTTACGAAGATGCTTAAAAAACATTTCAGAAAGGGCGGCCTGCGGCCGCACAACACTTGCTCAAACCTTGGTGCGGTTTTCCTCAAAAGTTGTGGTTTGCGGACGGGCTAATTTTAAATTAGTC